GGAGATCGGCAGGACGGTCGCCCGCCGCAACGCGCTCAATCAGGTCTGGCCTCTGGAAGGCTACCTCCTGAAGCAGCGCATCTTTGAGGAGGACGGGGCATGACGAGGATGCAGATGTCCAACTATGCCGGGTCCGTCATCTACGGCGCACTGGCACTCGGGATGATCTTCACCGCTGCCTTGACGCAGGGCAACGCCTTTGCTGTGGACATGACCTTGTGGTCTGCGGCCAGTGCCTTCATCGCCTGCTACGTGGGCGCAGAGGTTCAGGATCAAGAGCGGAATGGATTGGCTCACGCTCTCCGCTTCGGCTCAGTCATCATGACACTGGTGTCGGCGGGGCTTGCGTTCTGGGCTCTCACGATGCTCACGATCCAAACACTATTGCGCGATGCACACTACATGTTGTATGTCTTGTGCATCGGCCACCCCGCATCTGCGGCTCCGTCTATCGCAAATTGCTTTAGTCCGTGCCCCACGATGAGGCAAACGTCAGCCCCGCAAGGACACCCTGACACCTACCTCTGAATGGTTACCCAAGGACCATGTAGCGTCTTTTGAACCCATTTAGAGGAGGTATTTCGCCATGCCCGGCGCAGCCCCAGTAATCCAATATCGCAATGAGATGGTTCTCGGCTTCGGCCAGCGCCAGTCTCTCCTGAAGGATTCCACGATCAAGGAATCAGTCATCAAAGGCAATCAGGCAGTATTCCTGATCGTGGACAGTTCCGGCACCGCAGTTACTCGCGGCACCAATGGCCTGATCCCTGCTGGCGACAACAACAACACGCAGGTCACCGTAACGCTTGTCGAGAAACACGACCTGCGCCGCATGACCGGCTTCAACATCTTCCAGTCTCAGGGCAACCAGACTGAGATCATGCAGATCAATACAATGTCGGTCATCAACCGGGATTGCGATCAGGTGATCCTCACTCAGCTTGAAGCTGGCACGATCACTACGGGTGCCGCCGCTCCGGCGTCCTTGAACATGATCAACAAGGCCATGGTCTATCTGATGAACAACGGCGTCCCTTGGGATGGCAATGTGTTCGCAGTGATCTCGCCTGCCTTCCTCGGCTACATGATGTCAATTGTGCAGTGGTCTTCCGCTGACTTCGTTGCCATCAAACCGGCCAACAACTTCCCGGGCTGGGACGCAATGTCTCCGAAGGCTCGTGAAGCCTCTGGCTCCGGCTGGTGGGAGTGGATGGGCGTCAAGTGGATCGTGTCGAACCAGATTTCTGGTCTGGGCACTGCCACTGAGCTGTGCTTCATGTATCACCGCAACGCCATCGGCCACTCGGCCAACGTTGCAGGCATGGATGCACCCATCGGATACAATGACGAGCAGAACTACAGCTGGTCGCGTTGTTCCTTGTTCCATCAGGCTGTCTTGCTTCAGAACACCGGCGTCGTGCAGATGACGCATGATGGTTCTGCGCTCGTAGCGTCTTAACGGAGGGTCATTGATATGGCTTATTTGACTTCAAACCCCCCGAGCCTTGTTGCTCAGCGCATTGGTGATGGCCCCGCTCTGTGGATTTACAGCTCCACAGCTGTGGACAGCGCCACCAATGCCGCCGATTACTATTCGGATGGCGCAGCACTCGGGATGCGCGTTGGCGATCATGTTCTGGTCACTGACACCACTACACCGAAAACCTCCATGCACGGAGTGACGGCGGTGACTGTTGGCGGAGCGGCTACAACCGGCTTCTCTGCAGTGGCTTAACGTCTGGATCATTCCAGTCTATAGTGATGGGGTGCGGCAACAACGCCGTGCCCCATTATTGCAAGGAGAAAGCACATGGCGAAAGCCGCAAAGAAAGTTTCAAACAAGGTTCCTGCCCACGCACCTGTTGTCGAACAGCCGGTAGCAACGGTCATGCCTATCGAGAACCCTGTTGCCGCTCAGAAGGCGAAGCCCACGGTCAAGCAGCAGAACTTCCAGCTGGCTGAGTTCGTGGTCAGCGAGTACACCCACAGGTGTGAGCCCAGCGACACGATGGAAGACATCATGCGCCCTGAATATTGGTGCCACGTTGCAGCCAGAACATCAGCGTTGTCCCGCATCACGGTCATCAACCGTCTGAAGGGCTGGGAGGCCAGTCTCCGGGTTCTGGAAACCGGCAAGGGCTTGCTGCGGGTCGTTCTGTTGACCCACACCGAATGGAAGATGATCTCTGAAGACAGTGATGAGGCTGCACGGCTTCGTCTGCTGTACGATATTGAGGAACGCCCAGACGGCTGGCGTGTGAAGAACTCTCAGGGCGTCAGCGTGTCCGGTGGGCTCGTTTCGAAGCAGGCCGCTGAGGAATTTGTTACCGCAGCGGTGAAGTCCCTCACAACCAAAGCAGCATAAGGAGACGCGGAGATGGGCACTACAAAACTGGACCTCTACAAGAGGGCGGTCAGGAATTGTGAACAGACGCCCATCTCCAGTCTCACTGAGACCGTTGAACCCCGGTTCCGGTGCGATGATTTCTATGACAGCGTTCTTGTCTGGATACTGGAGCAGCAGTTCTGGCGCTCTGCCATGAAGACGGTCAAGATTGAGTTGAACGAATCAATCAATCCGGCCTTCGCCTTTACCTACGCACATGATCTGCCGACCGATTTTGTCAAGAAGCAGATCATATCCTTGGACGAGTTCCTTGATTTTCCGCTGGACGAACAGCAGACAGGCAACGCCTATTTGATGGAGGGTGGTTATATCTGGGCCAACTCCACGCCAATTTACATGCGGTATGTGTCGAACGACAGTTCATATGGTCTTGACCTCACGCGGTGGACCGATGGTATGGCCGAGGCGTTTGGTCTTGAGCTCGCCGCCCGCGTTGCTCCTCATATCACCGGATCAACGGTCAAGGCCGAAGACCTTCACGCGAAGGCCCACAGCAAGCAGGGCAAGGCCGGTACGTTCGATCAGCTCCAGCAGACAACCGCCCGTATCCGTGAAGGCAACTGGTCCAGCATTCGGTTCAGGGGTTCCAGAGACAGCAGCTTGCAACGAGGTTCGTGATGCGCGAGAAACCTTATCTGTTTGCCATGAACGGTGGCGAGGTGTCGCCGCTTGCTTTGGGCCGGGTTGATCTGGCTCGCATGAAAATCTCAGCAGAGACCGCAATCAACGTCACGCCGCGCGTCATTGGACCTATGCAGGGTCGTGCCGGTCTTGGCTGGCTTGGCTCCACCGATGGTGACGAAGCCGCCCGCAACATCCCGTTCATTTTCTCGGCCACAGATACCAGTATGGTCGAGATGAGCGATACCAAGTACCGCGTTCGCAACGCTGACGCGCTGATCTCCCGGGTGGCTGTGTCAACTGTGGTGACAAATGGCGACTTCAGCTCAGGGACAGGGTGGACCCTCACAACGGTCGGCGGTGGCATTGCTAACATCTCCGGTGGGGTGTTGACCATCTCTACGCCTGTTCGCGGCTCCACGACCCTCGCCAAGCGATCTGACAGCGTTTCTGGCGGCGATCAGGGCAAAGAGCACGCAATCGAAATCACAGTTGACACTGGCCCGATAAAGTTCCGCTGCGGTTCCACGGATGGTGGTGATGAATACATCGTTGAGACTGAACTCAAGGAAGGTTTTCACTCGCTGGCGTTTACGCCGACAACAGGCACCTATTACATTCAGCTCTCCTGCGAGAGTGAAGCCTCAAGAATCATATCCAATGTGGCCGTTGCTTCGTCGGGCGTCATGGAGATCGTTGCACCATGGACAGCCGCGCAACTCTTCACCCTCAGGTATGGTCAGTCGGGTGACGTGATCTTCATCACTTCATCTGATAGCACCATGCAGCCACAGAGGATTGAACGCCGCAGCGCGACATCGTGGTCTCTGACGCCGTACTATTTCACTGACGGTCCTTTCCGTGACAAGACTGCAGATGTGACGATGTTGCCCGGTGTGAAAAACGGCAACGGCTCCCTGACTGCTTCGGCACCTTTTTGGAAAGCAGGACATATCGGCACGGTCTTCAGGATTTCTCATGAGCAGACCACTGTCAGCGCGTCTCTGGCCGGGGCAGATCGCTACACTGATACGATCCGTGTCTCAGGAAATGCGAAGTATGACATTGACAGTGACGGTTCTGATGAGCAGACGAGGGAGCGCGATGTTGTAATCACCATCACTGGCACATGGTCGGGGAAAATCGGCCTGCAGATTTCAGAGGATGATGGCGAGACGTGGCGCAGGGTTGAGTTTTACACCTCCAATCAGGCTGGCATTGTAAGGACACCCGGTTCTGCCAACACGGTCATACTTTGCAGGCTCGGTTTCAACTCGGATGATTACACGTCTGGAACGGCGGTTGTCACTGCGGTCTATTCAGGCGGCGGCGGTGGTGATGGCTATGTGCTCATCAAAAGTGTTGATTCGACAACGGTGGCTCAGATGGAGGTCATCCAACGCATCCACGCCGCTGAAGTGGCAAACGAATGGGCTGAAGGAACCTTCTCTCCGCTCAAGGGTTGGCCGACTGCAATCGCTCTCTTCGAAGGACGGCTTTGGTGGGGCGGAGCTGACAAGGTTTTTGCGTCCATATCGGATGGCTTCGAGAGTTTCGATCTGGAACAAGAAGGAGACAGCGGTCCTATCATCAGGTCCATCGCCACAGGTGCTGTAAATGCGGTTCGTTGGATGCTGGGCCTTGCCCGGATGTGCATCGGTACATCAGGCGCTGAGCCAGTCGGCAGGTCATCGTCATTTGATGAACCGATCACGCCGACGAACTTCTCAATCAAGGATGCGTCCACACAGGGCAGCGCAGATGTTGAGGCGGTGAAAATCGACAAGTCTGCCATCTTCGTGCAGCGGTCGGGCAAGCGTGCCTACTCGCTCTCCTACAGCATCGACAATCAGGATTATGCCTCAAGCGAAGTGACAAAGTTCCACCCTACGATCCTCGGACAGGGCGTGAAGGTTATGGCCGTACAGCGTCAGCCTGACACCCGCGTCTGGTTCGTGTTGAATGACGGCACCTGTGCGATCCTGATCTGGGAGCCGGTCGAGGATGTCATCACATGGTATCGTTTCCAGACTGACGGCCTGATTGAAGATGTGACGGTTCTGCCGAACACTCAGGATGATGATGTTTATCTGATCGTGAACCGCACCATCGACAGCGTGACCAAGCGGTATGTCGAGAAACTGGCCTATGACGACAACGCGCAGGGCGGCACCACGAACAGAATGGGTGACAGCTACATTGTCATCACGCTGGCAGGCAGTGCGACCGTCACTGGTCTCACTCATCTGGAAGGCGAGGCGGTTGTGGTGTGGAATGCTGTTGATGGCACGGCGTACATGACAGGGGATGATCCGACAGAGTTCACTGTGGCCAGCGGTCAGATCACCTTGCCCGCGAGCGTCACTGGAGATGTGGTGGTTGGCCTGCCTTACACATGGCAGTGGAAGAGCGCCAAGCTGGCTTACGGCGTTCAGGATGGCAACCCTGTCAACCGGCGCAAGAAGGTCACTCAGCTGGCTCCAGTGCTGCACAAGACCCACATCCGTGGCTTCCGGTTCAGCAACTTGAGTTTCACCGACATGAACCTCCTGCCACTGACCGACAACATCACCGGAGAGACCAACACCACTGCCAAGGTGTATGAGGATTACGATCCCGACATGATGTCTGTAAAGGGTGGATGGAACACCGATTCCCGCGTCTATCTGAAGGGCTGCGCTCCGCTGCCCTGCACGGTCAAGGCCCTGTCTCTGTTGGTGGACGCAAACTGATGGAAATGAGGATTGCCAGAGCCGTCGATATTGTGAAACGCACCCGGTATGTTTGCCCGGATCATTTCACCGGCACAGTGATTGAGAAAGACGGTGAGTTCATGGGCATGGGATGGATCATCTGGGGATCAGAGGACAGGCCCTATGTCTTTTTCGAGGCTTCTGAAGAGGGCTTGAAATACAAGATGCATATCCTGCGCTGGTCAATCAGATTTTTAAATGCAGCCAAGCGGGTCGAGGATGAGTTATACACTATCGAAGACGAGACCGAGCCCAGCGCTCCGAAGTGGATCGACTGGCTTGGGTTCAAGGATACTGGCGAGAAGGTGAAAGGCCACAGGGTGCTCAAATGGCAACGGCAACAATAGCAATCATGACCGCCATCGGTGCGAGCGCGGCAACTACGGCTACGGCAGCGACAACAGTCGGTGCAATCGGAGCTGCACTGCCGACGATCTCAACAGCGGCTGGCGTGCTTAGCGCAGGCGGTGCGATCTATTCCGGGTATAAGGCCAATGAGGCAGCTGGTATCGAAGCCAAGCAGTTGAAGCAGGCCGGTGATGATGCCAAGGCCGAGGGGCAGCGCAGGGCGATGGGTGCAAGGCGTCAGAAAAACCTTGTTGCGTCTCGGGCGCGGGCGGTAGCTGCGGCCAGCGGTGCAGGTCCGACAGGCGGCAGCGTCGATGCGATCATGGAAGGCATTGAACAACAGGGCGAATACAATGCCACGGTTGCCTTTTTCGAGGGCACCTCACAGCGCAACAAGGCATATGCCAGTGCGGCGTCTCGCAAGGCTTCGGGCAAGACCGCTCTGGTTAGCGGTGTCATTCGTGGCGGGACAAACTTTTACGATAAATACGCAAGAGGTTATTAGCCATGGCCCGCATGCCGACGAGAGACAGCCTGCCACAGGCCACACCGACGTCTGACAAGACGATTGTTCGCGCGCCTACCAATCAGATCGGTGAGGCCGTGTCTTCTCTCGGCATCAACCTTGCTCGTCACGCGAAGGCCGACAAGGAAAAGCAGGGCTCGCTTGAGCTGGCCCGGGCACGGTCGTTCTGGCAGACAAACCTGCTGACCGGAAGGAAGGCGTACAACCTCAAGGACAAGCCTGACTACAAGACATGGGGTCGGGACGCTGACAGTGGCGCACGCGACTGGCAGAAGAAGGCCATGGAACACATCACTGATCCTGATGTGCGCGAGCGTTTCAAACTGGAGACAGATGACGACAAGGCGCGCTTCAACATCAGTGTGGGCAATGAGGCTCAAGGGCACTCCAACACGGACCAGCTCACCACGGCACAGGCCGCCATTAACCAGATGGCTGCGAACGCTGCTGATCCCGATATTACTGAAGACGAACGTGCCGATCTGCGGCAGGATATATGGGAGACCTACAAGGGACTGGTGAACTCAGGAATCAAGACCAAGGAGCAGGCCGCAGTTGAGGTTATGCTGCTCAAAAAGCGGATTTCCAAACTGCGCGTGATGCAGGACATTCAGGACGATCCTGTGATGGCCAGCAACGGTATCGGCGGCGGCAAGGTCACAGATGCTTTCAAGAAGAAAGTTCGCCGTCGTGAAAGTGGCAATCGAGATGATGCTAAGAACCCAAACTCATCTGCAACTGGGCGATACCAGTTCACAGAGGGTACATGGCTTGGTTTGATGAAGAACCACCCCGGACTTGGGCTGACGGCAAACGGTCGTGGAGACGCCGAGCAGCAAGAGCGGGCGATGGACAAGTTGATCGACATTAACTCCGCTGTGTTGAAGCAGAATGGCATTCCTGTTTCTGAAGCAAATCTGTACGTACTTCATTTCATGGGCGAAGGCGCTGGCCCTGATCTGTTGGGCTCTGACCCAAGCGAAGATGCTGCGGCGCTATTTCCAAAAGAGGCGGCAGCCAACAAGACTATTTTCTTCAACAAGGACGGTACCGGCAAGCCTGTCGGCAAGGTACTCCAGGACCTGACGCGAAAGTTCTCCCAGCAAGGTGGCCCGGCACCCATCTACTACAACGACCTGAACGCAGAAGACCGTGTCCAGCTTGGCGCTGCCGCTGATCTTGCGGCGGAGAAACATCTGGCCGAGATCGACAAAGAAGCCCGGATAGACGAAGCTCGGGGCATGGTTGACTATGCCGTCAGCCAGTTCGCGGATCGTGATGAGGCCGCCCGGTATATCAAGAACAATGCCAGTGACCCGGCTGTGCGTGAGGACGCCCTGTCAGCCCTTGACGCTGAGTATCGTCGTCAGGATCAGGCCGAGCAGAAATCCCGCGTTGAGCAGTACGACACAACCTTCACCAAAGTGCAGGAGCTGATTGAGGCCGGTGATCTGGACGGTGCCCGCAAGTCGGTGCCAGCGGACATGCCCGGCGAAGAACGCAGGAAGCTGCTGCAGCTGATTGACAAGGGTCCGGCCACTACAGACGATTCAGTTGTCTTCCGTGACCTGCAGGCCATGCGCATGAGTGATACGGCATCGTTTGCCGAGGTTGATTTGCGCAAATTCCAGACCGAGCTGACGCCCGGCACCATCGACCAGTTGCACGCCTATCAGCAGAAGCTGAAGGAAGACAAGGTGAACCACACCACACTCCAGACAGCTGACACAATGCTGAAGGATGAAATGCGCACCATGGGCGTTGTGGTAGGCGCAAAGGCATCAGCTGCTGACGTCCGGTACTCACAGCGCGTCAGGGCCATGGCTGCTCCTGAGATCGAACGTCGCGAAGATATCAAGGGTAAGCCACTGACGACGCGGGAGCTGCAGGAGGTGATCGACGATACCTTTGTCTCATTCCGCGACCAGCGCCCATCCGGCTGGGGTTGGTCAGAAGTGCGTGAAGTTACTGTCATTGATGTGTTCAAAGAGTTCAACGAGTATGAGGACGATAACGATCTCACCATCGGCTCCCTCATGGATGAGGCAATGCGGCAGGCGCGGCGGGCGAACCCGGACAAGCAGCCAACGGCTCAGCAGCTCGCAACGTGGCTCTATGATTACAAGAACGACAGGCAGTTAAAATGACTGACAACAATCTGTTCAATGACATCTACGCCGAGGAAGACACGGCCAACGGCGAACCGAGCAAGAACCTCTTCGAAAACATCTACAAGGATGAGGAGCGGGAGCGGGAGTTGAAGCGTGCGGAGGTCGAGCGCCAGACCCGGGACGTTGATGCCAAGCGTCAGGCCGAAGCCATCCGGCTGTCGAAGGAAGAGGGCGTGCCACCTGCTGTTGCCTACCGGGCAGCTGATCAGCTCAGGAAGCCGAAGCCTACGGACTGGACGAAACTTGACCGCGAATCTCCCAGCTTGGCGAAGGTCATGGAGGACAGGACATTCACCCCAGTTCTGCAGGGGGATGTGGATAAACTGGGATCGCTGGAGCGTGGGTGGAAAGGCTTCAAGCAGCAGCTGGGCCAGACCAACGAAGGAATCGAGCTATCTGATCTGGGTGTCAAGTGGATGGATGGCACCATGACTATGGAGGATCGTGCCCGCGTTGCCGATCTGCAGGCCAAGGCGAAGCTGGAGCCGGTCTACAATGACAGTTACCTTTCAAGGGCACCCGGCATCATTGCTGGCATGGGTCTGTATCTCGGAACCACAGTCGCAAGGACGTGGGATGAGGTGCTGACAGGGGCAGCTGCCGGGGCCACGATAGGAGCGCCAGCGGGGATTATTGTAGGCGCTCCGGGTGGTCCCGGTACAGCTGCGGTTGGTGCTGGTCTTGGCGCTTGGTTCGGTGCCCTGATCGGTGCGCCGCTCGGAGCTCAGGTCGGCTTCATCAAGGAGAGCTACGATCTGCTCAGGGGCGAAACTTTCATTCAGGCTGTCACTGCTCTCGATGAAAACGGTGAGCCTCTGGGCGAGGATGTGGCCTACGGGATTTCAATGTTCGCTGGCGGCACCAGCGCACTGCTGGAGCGTGTGGGTGCCACGTCTATCGCCAAGGCCGTCCCGGGGCTCGATAAGCTCATGGGGCAGGGCACTAAAGGCCTGATTAGCGCGACCATCAAAAACCCCTCCCTGAAGGCCGCACTTGATCGGTTGGGCAAGATCGGTCGCGCAGGTCTGACAGAGGGCTCCACGGAGCTCGCACAGGCCATGCTGTCGCTTGAAACCATCATTGCCATGGGTGGTGAGACCGATGAGGACGGAAACCCGCTGGCCGACACCCGCGCCGACGTCTATGAGCAGTCATTCGTCGAGGGTGCCATTGGTGGTGTCGGTATCGCAACCGGTGGGCAGGCAGCGAAGAAGGGCACCGACAAGGTTGTCAGCTTCTACAAGGAACGTGCGAAGGCCAAGCAGCAGTCGCTCGTCGAGATGGGAGATGCGCTGCGCAAATCCGAGGCCGCCCAGACCTCACCGGAAACGATCAAACGGCTGGCCGATCAGATGGACGCGGACGGAGCTACACCCATGTCGGCACCGTTCGATGCAATGATCACACTCTTCCAGACGGAAGGGATGTCAGGCGAGGCGGTCCAGCAGCAGTTTCCTGAGCTGGCTGAAGAAATACGCCTTGCGAAAGATACCGGAGCAGAGGTCAAGCTGACAGCTGACACGATGACCAAGCTGATGACATTCGACAGCTTCACCGACTTCGCTCAGGACGTGCGCACAACTCAGGATGAGATGACCGGCCGCGAAGCCGAGGCCATGGAGAAAGACCTCGGCAAGATGACTGAGGAAGACAAGGGCACGGCGGTTGAGGCATCCCAGCGCGAAGAGGTGAAGGTTGGCATTCGTGACCAGTTGATCGCTGCCGGTCAGGCACCGTCTACGGCAGAAACGATTGCCGAGGTCCACGCCAATTCAGTAGCGAACATGGCCAAGCGCGTCGGCACCGATCCTGTGAGCTTTGCCAAGCGGTACGATTTGCAGGTTGTGAATGGCGAGCTGGCAGCTGCCGGTGAGGGTACGGTGTTAGAGCAGCGAGTATTTGACCTGACTGACACCGGGTGGTCATTTAAGGATGTCAAATCGTTCCCTTACGAGAGGGGCGAAGATTTACGCATCGAGAGAGCTATCCAGAACGGTTGGTTCTCTGAAGTGGACCTTCCAATCCGAGCGATGTACGCAACTCAGGACGCAGTGAATGCAGATTTTAATGCACCTGTCGGCGACAACAACAACCAGCTTCCCGTTGTAGTTAGAAAGGGTGGAGATTACTTCGTTCGTGATGGTCATCATCGGCTGACAAA